GAGCCTGCTGGGGCGAACGGATCGGCCTGGCTGGTGCCCTGGTAGTAGGCCGAGCGGTATTCCTTGGCGCGCGCCGCGAAGTTGCGGGCGCGGCTTTCGGTGCGAGCCACGTCGCCGCCCGTAGCCGCCTCGCGCTCGCCGCTGTAGCGCGCCGCGAGCTGCTGGCACAGCAGGTGCGCCGCGTACTGGGCGACGGCCAGGCGGTGCTCTGCCGGGATTGTGTCCGCGTCCACGTCGAGCAGATGGGGCACGGCGAAGGCTACACGCACGACAGCGCCGGCAGGCAACGCGTTGATGCACTCCAGGCCCCAGCCGCCAGCGGGCATCCGGTAGGCATCCACGTAAACCGGCGTGCGCGTCTCGATGGGGTACAGGACATGCAGCACCCGCGCCGCATCGCTCCAGCCTTCGGGCACGGGGCCGAACACGCCCAGCGACGGCCAGGTCACATCGTCATGCAGCTCGCGCGGCAGATCGGTGCTGTAGCGCACGCGCGCCTGCTCGATGGCGCGGTCGCGGGTGTCGGGCGTGACGGCCTTGTCCTGGTCGGACACCATGTCCTTCACGAGCTGCTGGTAGTCGGCGAGTGCCATGTTTAAAAGTCGGTGGTCGGGTGGTCGGCTGGGTTGGTGAAGGCTCCAGGTGTGGAGCCTTTACGAACCCACCCCTCGCGGGGCGGGCCGGGCTGCATTCATGAAGGGGGGGCCACCCCCTGGCGCCGTGTGGCGCCCGCTTCTCCTCGGGGTGAGTCCGGTCAGGCCACCACGGCCTTGGTGAAGGCGCGGTAGTCGGTCACCGCGCCGCCGTAGATGTGGCGCAGCTTGTAGGTCAGCTTGTCGGCCGCGAACATGGAGCCCACCGTGGGCGAGTCCTGCACGAACAGGTCGGGCTCCTGCTGGCCGTCCATGAAACCGATCTCGATGCCGGGGATGTCAGCCGGATCGGCGGCGGTGCACCAGTCGTTGGCATCCGCCCAGTACCAGACCGGGATGATGTTCATCGTGAGCGACTGGATGAACGTCTTCTCGTTGTTGGTGGACAGCTTGAACAGATCGACTGCGGCCTCCTGCAGCTCCACCGGCACGACCAGGCGCGAGGGCGTAATGCCGATGCGGTCGTTGCTCGACAGCTCGGTCTGCTTGAGCATCGCCAGCCGGTGCGCCGCGAGCTGCGCCTTGTCCAGCGCGGCCGTGAACAGGTTGCCGTGATCGACGTGGAACAGCGCCTTGGCGTCGTAGATCACCGGATTGGTGCGCAGGAAGTCGAACACGAACTTGGCGAGCGTGCGCTTGGCGGCGCGCGAGAGCTTCGTGGGAATACGGCGGATCGCGCCCACGTCGTCGTTCTTGATCATCTCCAGCGTCACGTCCTCGGTACCGCCCTTCTTGACCGCCTTGTAGGTGGCCTCTTCGTCGCTCGGGCTGGTCAGTGCCTGGTAGTCGGCGCCCTCGGCCACGGTGGGCAGATCGCCGTAGCCGCCCCAGCGGGTGCGGTGCTGCATGCGGAAGTCCGAGAGCGGCACCACGTTGACGATCTGGCGCCAGCCGTCGAAGTCCACCGCAGCGCGGTACTCGGCCAGCATGCGGCGTGCCACGCTGTCGCCCAGCACCTCGCCCAGCGAGGCACTGCCCAGCGATTCGACCAGGCGCGACTGGTCGCACTCGCGCAGGCGGCCGGTGACCAGGCGGTCGCCCGTCATCTCGAAATAGCACTCCTTGAAGGACTGCACGCGGCCGTGGTCCTTGTGGGTGGGGTCCCAGAAGGCATCCAGCATGTCGCGCATGGTCAGGCTGCGGTCGCCCACTGTGATCGCGCCATTGCCGAACATGGGCACGCGCACGGGGCCGCTTTCGGTCAGACGGGCGACATAGCCGCCCTCGGCCGTGATCAGCTCGCCCACGGCGGCCTCGGTGAGCCGGTCTGCGCCGGCCGTGGCGATCTGGGCCACCAGGCGCTCTTTGGACGCCTGGGGCAGCTTGGCCGCGTTGATGCGCTCGCGGGCGGCGCCGCGCAGTTCGAAGACTTGCAGATCGGCGCGGGTCAGCGGGGCGCTATCACCCTGGTTCTGGCCCTGGGCCTCGGCCACGCGCTGGGTGCCAGGCTCAGGCACCAACGGGCCGCACACGGCCTCGTGCAGGGCGACCACCTCATCGTCGGTGATCGTGTCCACGTTGATCGCGGCGTGCTTCGCCGGGTCTTTGGCCTTGACGGCCTCCAGCATGCGTTGCTTCCAGAGAGGCATTGCTTCTTCCTTGGGGTTGGTAGAGGGATCGGCGGCGGCTTCGGTCAGACGATCCAGGCCGCCGCCAGCGCCCGGCTCGACGATCAGATCGACAGAGACCACCTTGGTGAACTTCACCGCCTCGGTGAGGCGTTCCTTGCCCACCTGGCGGGGCTTGGTACGCGCGAAGGCGTCGATGGACAGGCCCAGCAGGCTCTGCATGCCGCGCTTGACGGCCTCGACCATCTTGGTGACGGCCGCGTCGGTGGGGTCGATGGCCCGGAAGGTGCCCACGAGCGCGCCGGTGTCGGGCGTCTTGCCCTCGACAAAGCGCACGCCGTAGATGCCGCCGATCAGGCTGCGCACGTCCTTGCCCTTGCCGGCCAGGTGGTCGGCATCGCTCTTGGCGAACACGCGCACGCCCTCGAACTGGGGCGCAGCCTCGCGCAGCGTGGCATCGGGGTAGTAGTTGCGGTTGCCGCTGCGGCCGGCCTTGACGATGGTGACCTCGATGGAGCCATCGGCCGCTTCGCGGAACACCGCCGCCGCATCGAGAGCGGCACTCTCGCGCACCGCAGCGGCCGGCGCGGGTACGGTGCCCACGGGCGCATAGTCCGCCACCACCTCGGCCGCATCACCCAGCGCCACGGTGTTGTCCGCCGCGACGGTGTAGGCGTAGCTGTACAGGCGCCCCTTGAACGCCACCACCACGCGGTCGGGCCAGATGCCACGCACGTCCACGTAGTAGTCGCCATTGGCCGACAGGCGCAGCTTGTCGCGTACGGCCTGGCGCACTAGGTCGATGAGCTGGCCGGACTCGGTGGTAACAGCCTCGGTGAGGCGTGCGTAGCCGGTGCCAGCGGGGAGGAGCTTCATCGGCATGGCCGCTTACTCGTCCTGGCTGGAGAGCTTCTGGCCGTCGCGGGTCACCACGACGACGTGCGTGCCGTAGTCGCGGCAGGACAGCACCTCGGCGGCCTGCACGGGCACTTCCTTGGCGCGCGCCACCTTGGCGCCGTCCTTGCCGTCCACCAGCTCGGTCACGGTGCGCTTGACGCGCTTGGCGGCTTCGGCAGCGGTGAGCTGCCTGGCCTTGCTGTCGCCCTGGGGCGGGTTTTGGTTCTTGTCCTCGGACATCTGTCACTCCATCGGTGGGCCGCACGGGGCGGCGATTGCGATGGAGGGACTGTGCCGGTGGGGGCACAAAAAACTAAGGCCGACATATGTCGGCCTGAAAAGTAGGGAAGGCGCTTTTTAGGTTACCAGAGGCGCAAGATCAATTGAAATAGCACTACTTCGTCAATAAAGGTCACTGCTTTGAATTTTGGCTAAGCGAGAACAACCCTTCTAGGGCCCGCTTCCCCTCGTCTTCCTGATCCACAAAAGTCTTAATAGTGTTCGCAGGAACCAATGTTAGAAGCACCGTCCACAACTGAAAAAGCGTCAAGGCTACAAGCACCCCATAGGAGATGCCACGGCACCATTCAACACTCAATGGCAGAGGATATTTTTTTGCAATGGGTGCGATCAAACCAATCAACAGGATGGCGCCTAAGATAAGAGTCGAGTTCACGACAGGGCTAAAAAGTTGGCCGATCCCCGTTTCAGATGGAGCGCCATCCTTACGAGGTTTGAAGGAGAGCTTCAAGCGTTCGGGATAGATGATCGCTAGCCACGCGCCGATTACGCCAAAAATAATGGCAGCAGTAGTGCGCAGCCCCTCAAACATCGGCCACTGCTCCGCAAACGGGACATTCCGGCCGAGCCATCCCCCGGCGCATACCGCCACAAGAGCAAAAACCCAAGCCAAGACCCGCAACACGATCATCCCTTCAGTTCATCAGACCGAGGAGGTAGGCTCGGTGGCGAGCCAATTCGTGCAGCAAGCTTTCTGGGCGCACCAGTTCCGCATTGTTTCTTTCGACGTCAAGCTCCAAGGTCTCACGTACAAACTCCTTTCCCAGCCAGTGCGTATGGGTGTCACCATGAAAAACAAACCCATAGTCTGAATCGTCCCGATCTTCCTCTCGCCATTGTGAAATGATCTCTTTGACTTCGTCCTTCTCCAGACCATCTACCTCAACCTGATACTTGATAGTTGCCTCTTGCTGAGCAGTTTTATGCTCGGCGAGGTGAACACCTTCCAGTAGTTTTTGAAAAAAACTTCTCTCTGGGCGTATGGCAAGATCAAGCCTCGTCTTCCTTTCCAACCTTCGGATACTCGAAGCATTTGCGAGGATTTGGTTAAGTGGTCCTGGCTTGACAAAAACCTCCGTCTTAAATCGCGCGCTCAGATGAACCGGATCGGAATTCCGGTCTGGTCGATAGCCAACGATGGTGCGCTGACCGTCTGCGTCGGGTTCGCTGAACACCACGTAAGAAGTGAAGCGCTGAACAAAACACCGCATGTATTTATTCATCCCAGACACACCGGTTGTCGGATGCTGAAACCGAACACTAGCCATCAGTCCGTTCTCGGGCAAAAACCAGAAATACGTCGCATGACCTGGAATGTGTCCTTCTTCAACTTCAGTTTCTGACACATCCGCATTGCCGACTGCTGCCTGGCCATTTATAGAGGTAACAGTCCCATCCGTATTGTGGGACTCGTTCCACAAAGTTAGTAGCCAATCTGTACCACGTCGGGTTGCGTCTACGAGGTAGACCGGAAGGTGATTGCCGCCATCCTGCGGATCAAACGTTTTAGTGTGCGCTAGTTGCTTGCCGTTACCCCAACGCTTGAGATCTCGAAGAATGTCACTCTCCGCCCCGAACCGTGGATTCCTATGATCCCCTCTCGGGTAATAGCCGCATGACGCAACCTTGTACAAGGACACCTTCACCTGCTCCATCACCGTGCCTCCGCTCCAGTTTGTTGGGGTGGGGCATTACATCACGACACAACCCGCTTTAAACCCCCTTTAAATCAGCCGACAAGGCCCCTAAGCAGGTGATCCCAGGGGGTTGCCGCATCGAAGCGGTTTAAACGCTCCTAGCGCCCCCTCATTCCTTTCGCCTCCCCGCCCTCTTCGCTGCATGGTCCAGGGCGGCCTTGCGCCCATCGAGCTGCAGTTCGCGCTTCGTGAACGGCTTGGCCCCCGGCGTCATGACCTGCCAGGTCTTGAGCCACGGCAGCGCGATGCACCCGCAGTGGATCACCTGCTCTGGCGGGGCCTTGGGATCGTGGGGGCACTGCATCATGTCGAAGCCCCCGCCAGGGTTGGGCACCTTGAACGCCTTGCCGGCTTCGACCACCTCGCCATCCATCAGGTCATGGTTCCAGCGGCTGTGTATCTTGCCGCTGCGCCGCCACTGCTTGCCCAGGCCCGGCACCAGGGGCGCGGCCTGCACCAGGCGCTCCTTGCCTGCCACCGCGAAAGCCCGGCTGACCTCGGTGTTCACGATGCTGGTGGCCCGCTTGGTGGAGTCGGCGGCCAGGATGGCCTGCACGGTCTTGATGGCCTGGAACGGCGTCACGCCGCCGATGGTGACCAGGCCGAGCTGCTGCCCGATCTTGGCCGCCGCCTCGGCTGTGACTGCGCGCATTCGGTCCACGCCGAAGGTCTGCATCGCCGCCAGGATGCGCGCGTCGAGCAGGCCCAGGCGCAGTTCCACGTTGTGGCCGATAGCGGCCAGTGGCTTGTCCACCACGTCCTCGC